TCAACACCATATGAATCATGGATTTCTCCAACACCATATACTGATGTAGCAACAATCTCGTCTGCTCTTAAACTCGCATCTCTTTGAGTTTCGATTTTAACATCTTCCATCATAGCGATTGCAAGTGCATCTCTGTGGAACGCACCACCTTTGTAATCTCCAGCATTACCAGTATTAGCAATATTTGAAGTTTCAAAGATAGGCATACCAGCTAATCTACCTACAAAGCCTGATCTTAATGCTTCATTTGATAAGTCATTTGCATTTGCGTTTGCAAAAGTATTAGTCAAATTAGCTTTTAAGTCGTAAGCTATTTTAGGGTGTAGAACAACTGCACAATCGTCAATGTTAAGAGCATTTTCTCTTAAAGTTGAAAGTGCGTTGAAGATAGATGCAGAAGAAATAGCTGATGTTCCATCTCCTACTGCACTTGAAAAGCCATCAAACAATGCAGTTAAATCTGCGTCTTGTTTTCTAGCTAGTGCTTCTCCAAACAATTTACCAATATCTCCAGCAACATTTCTTGGTGCTGAGTTTCTTGCTAAGTCAGTTAGAG